TAGAATACATCGATCCTAAATTTATACAAACACGAATCTATTTTAAGTGTGAGAGTGAATACTTTAGGAGGAAAAAGAAGACAATTCAATAACTGGCACAAGGGGAGCACTACGCTCCCTTTTTTTGTGTATATTAAAAGAGTCAAAGGGATTCATTCAATGAACACCACCTTTTCTGCCGAACAACAGTATCAACAACTGTTTGAGCAAATGTATCAACTTTGCGAGGATAATAAGTGGGGGGATCCTTTCTCTTATGCTCGTTCCCGTGAAATTCACATGGCGGGAGTGTTGGGACATACTATCGCTGATGATTATAGTGGCGCTGATGCTTTTGATGAAGATGGTGGATGTGAGTATAAATCAACCATTGCAAATACTATCAATGCAACGTATAATGGCATTAGTGTTCAAGATACTTGGGAAGAGCAAGAACGTTATTTGATTGAAGATAAGATTGGCAAGTATAAGAATCACTATTATGCACGATATGAAAATGGTAAGATCGTAGAAGTATGGAAACTTAATTGTGATGATGTTCTTGCCATCATTCTCCCTAAAGCGAAGAAACAATATCCTAAAAAACGTGCTGGTAATGCAAAAGATCCGCGCATTGGTGTTACAATCTCTAAGAAAGAGATCTATGCCGTTGGTACTTGCATTATTGGATAAAGTGTGCTATATAATTTACTGTTGACTTCATCAATGTCAACACAAAAATAAACTTACGTATTAAAACAAATGAATTATCCTAAAGAGGACAATCTTGTCCTGATAACTTCTGTTGCTGACAAACTTGGATTCAAACCTGATAAATCGGAGTTTGATGTAGAGAAATATATTCCAGTCACTCTTTTGAAAGTGAAAGAATTGCATTGTGATCCATCATTTCAGAGATTGATTAACAGAGCAATGATAAAAAAGGCAAAGGGATTTGATCCCAACCTTTGCCGTCCATTATATGTTTTTAAGAGGCCAAATGGGAAGTATTCTGTAGTTGATGGACAACACACTACAACCATTGGTTATCTTTATACTGATGATTCTGGAGATCTTGTAGTTCCTTGTCAAGTTAGGGAACATGATTCTAATCTTACTGAAGAAGAGTGTGTAACTCAAGAAGCAAACTTCTTCAAATTGCTAAATTTTAGGCGGAGAAATGTTGGCAAGGTTGAGAAACTTCGTGCTGACATTGCCATTGGTGATGATGAAGCACTCAAAATTGAAGAAAAACTCATATCTATGGGAGTTAATGTTGAACTAATTGGTGATCCAAACGGACTACCAGTTTATGGTTATGATAAGTTAATGGAAGCACATAAAAAATATAAACTTTCAAATGTTCGTAAAGCAATTCAACTTTATGATCAACTCAATCAAGATAAGAAAGCGCCGAAATGGGATAAAGATAAAGATTTGAATGGTGGATTGATTGGAGGTATCGCTGCAATTTATTACTTGATTGATACTGAACTTGGTGCTGGTGATAAGGCATATGGGTTGATTATTTACTTGGAAAAGTTTCTACAAAATTCTACTCCAAAGTCATTGACTGATAAAACTGCTGGTGTTAGTCAGTCAGTTCTAATTGCAAGAAGAATTGTTGACAAATTCAACGCCTTAGTTGAGAATAGTATTATCAAAAAGAGAAACAATGAACCACTTCAACAAACTATTGGAGAAAAAACATTATCTGAAGCAGGTTTAGCAGATCCTTCTAAAATTGTAGTTAATGAAAGTGAAGATGAGTCTTGATAGTAAAGAACTGATGTATTCGGGAGGTAACAACGATGAGTGTTACACTCCCGATTACGGTGTCACTCCCATCCTGAAGTACATCCCAAAGGATGCAAAAGTTTGGTGTCCTTTTGACAAGGCAGAGAGTGAATTTGTTAAGCAAATCTCACAGACTCATAGTGTAGAATACTCTCACCTTGATGAGGGAAAAGATTTTTTCACCTATGAACCTTTTCATTGGGATGTAATGGTATCCAATCCCCCATTTACAAACAAGCGTAAGTTTTTTGAGCGGGCATTGTCATTCAACAAACCATTTGCGTTGATTATGACTAACACTTGGTTGAATGATTCTGCACCAAAGCAGTTGTTCAAGGATAAGGATCTGCAACTGTTGATGTTTGACAAGCGGATGAAGTTTCACTCTCCTGATGGTAGAGCAAATGATAAGATTACATTCAGTAGTTCATATTATTGTTGGAACTTTCTGCCGAAACAAATAATAATGGAGGAGTTGAATGTGCCAAAAAGAAAACTGGCACAAAAATCTAGAAGTGAAGCAATTCTGCCTGTATGATTCATCTATGAAAAACCTTCACATTCAACACCCCGAAGATTCTATTCTGTCGGGTGATCTTTCTGTTCTCGATTGGTTCCTCACTCCTTCACATCTTTCGGTGAAGATTGATGGTTCTCCTGCTGTTGTTTGGGGCACAAATCCTGCGACAGGAAACTTTTTTGTTGGCACCAAAAGTGTGTTCAACAAAGTAAAAATCAAGATCAATGAATCTCACGAAGATATTGATAACAACCATGAAGATGCAGTCGCTGAAATTCTTCACGCTTGTTTCGATTATCTTCCTCACACAGATGATGTAATTCAGGGAGATTTTATTGGTTTCGGTGGTGATGATACTTACACCCCGAATACTCTTACTTACATTTTTGATGAGATTGTAACTGAGGAGATTATTATTGCTCCACATACTTTCTATCAATGCGAGAAAGATTTGAGGGATGCTGTTGCATATCCTATGGAGTATTTCACTATGCAAGGTAATGCCTATGTGAAAATGGTGCAACCAAAGTGTTGGGAAGTCGATGAAGATTTTAAGGAGATTGTTGGTTTCGCCCGACAAATGGCACAGTTAGTAACATTTGCAGAACCATTAGAAGCAGAGAAACTTAAGATCGAATTGAACAAATGTATCCGTGAAGGTATTGACGTGGTGCCTGATACATTTGACAATTCTATGCTCATTTCTTTCTGGTTCTTGATTAAATCTATCAAGGACGATATGTTGTTTATGTGCCGTAATAATGGCCCTAAAACATATATTGGTAACAAACAATGTGAGGGCGAAGGTTATGTTCGGAGCAATGAACATGGACTCTATAAGTTAGTCAATCG